GCCTAATCAGCAATTGACTAACGCAATCGCTGAGGCTTGGAAGAATATCCAAGTCGAAGACTCTAAAACAACTGAAACAAAGGAATAGAAAAACTATGGCAGTAAACCGCACGGAAGAATATCTTCCACAAAACGATGAGTTCGACACCGCAACCATCGAAGAACGACCAGTAGCAGCAACTACAAATGCTGTTCAATCAGGCTGGGATGCAGCAGAAAAGCTAACTACAGCCACAGGTGACTACCCAACAGAATTTAAATTTGTTGATGGTGAGTTCACAATCGTCAAGTTCATTGACCAAAATGGTCCATTCGCAATCTACAAACAGCATTTCCTACAGCAGAAAACTGTTGGTAAGCGTTCGTATGTTTCACTTGGACCCAACGACCCACTATGCACAAAGCTAGGTAGCAAGCCAGAAGATAAAAGAGCATTCACTATTGCAGTGGTTACTCCTTCAGGCGTTGTTCGCCAAATGCTTATTGCAAGCCCACGTTTGTACAAGACATTGTACGCAGCAGAGTTTTCTCCACAAGGACCTCTGACAAAGAACTACTGGGCTATTAGCCGTACAGGCAAAATGCAACAGACTGTGTATCACCTCAACGCAGTAAAGCCTCGTGACCTCATGGAAGATTGGGGTATTGATGAAAAGATGGCGGAAGAAGGCGTGGCAACAATCAAGCCATTTGAACGCTCTGTAATCAAAGAACACACATGGGCTGAACTAGAAGAGATTGCAAACTCTCTTCTATAACCACTAGAGTTCTGAGGGCCAGTAAACTTAATCCCCTTTCGTCGCTGGCCCTCAGACACCTATCAATCGAGGCAATCATTTGAATATCATTACTACAAAAGAACAGCTAAAAGAACTTGTTGATTATTACCTTGCACAAGAAGCATTTGCATTTGACGTAGAAACGGTCGGCGATAGAAGAGGAGTACCTGTTGTTAATCAAGTACTATGGCTTAGCCTTGCGACTTATGGTCGTGGGGATGTTATACCGATGGGCCATCCTCATGGTGAATTTGTATCAGAAAGCTTCCCACTTACAGGACAGGGGGAGAAGCGTGTATTGGCTGGTTTACAAGCCCGCGAAAGCGATTACTCTAGGGACAAGCGCAAAGCTACTAGGACTTTCGAATCTGCTCCTGAACAACTATCGCCAGCAGAAGTCTTTGCTGAGTTAAAACCTTTATTTTTTAGTGACAAGTTAAAGATTGGTCACAACCTAGTATTCGACCTTTGTTCTGTAGCAAAGTACTTTGATAAAACAATTCCAGTAGGTCCATACTTTGACACAATGGTGGGCTCGTTTATTTATGACAACCGCAATAAGAACAAGTGCGGTCTTGATGATTGCTTAGAGCGCGAGCTTGGATACATGATGGAGAAGGGTGTGGGTGCTCAAGTAGAGGTCCACGCTTTTAGCGTTGTTGCCAAGTATGCGTACTTAGATGCTAAGTATACGTTTATGCTTTGGAAAGTAGTACGCGATAAGATTAAAGAGTCTGGCGTAGAAAACATTATGAAGCTAGAGATGGATGTGCTTGAGGTTTTATGCCACATGAAACTTCACGGTGCTCCTATAGATACAGATGCGCTTTCTGAGTTGCATACCAAACTAGAAGCAGACATTGAGGCTGCTAGAGCACAGATTTATAAGCAAGCAGGCAGAGTATTTAACATTAACTCTAACCAAGAGAAACAGTATCTTTTGTACAGCAAGAAGTCTGAGGGAGGACGAGGTCTTAAGCCAAAGATTCTTACTAACAAAGGTGCTGAAAAAGAAATGCAAGGCAAAGACCTTGACTACATGGACTACTCAGTATCAGCTGAGGCTTTAGAACCATATCGAGATAAAGACCCAATGGTCCACGCCTTACTGGAGTACGCTGACCTTAATAAGTTGCTTAGCACTTATGTTATTCCGTACCTTGGTGGAGATGTTGTTCGTACAGTGGGTGGTAAATCTAAAGTAGAGTATAAAGAAAGCCTGTTAGTAAGCGGTCGTATACATGCTGACTTTGTACAGCACGGTGCTGAGACTGGCCGTTTTTCTAGCCGTAACCCAAATCTGCAGAACATACCTAACCCATCTGCTAGTGAAAACGGTAAAGCTATTCGTAATCTCTTTTACGCACCTGAGGGCTACAAGTTAGTGGTCGCTGACTACTCACAGATTGAGCCTCGTATTATTGCGTCTATGTCTAAAGATAAAACCATGATGAAAAATTATCTTGAAGGGCAAGACATCTACACCACTGTAGGAGATGTCATGGGCGTCAACCGTCAGGCTGGTAAAGTCTTAGTTTTATCTATGGCTTATGGCGTAGGACCAGACAAGATTGCTCGCTCCATAGGTTGTTCAGTTACAGAGGCTAGAAATCTTCTTGGTGACTTTGCCTCCAAATTTGGTGCGGTTAACTCCTATAGATTAAAAGTAGTGGGCGCAACTAAACAAAAAAAGTACGTTACTACCATAATGGGTAGAAAACGGTACATTCCAGACATTGTATCCAAGGACTTTATTAAACGTGGTAGTGCTGAGCGCCAAGCATTCAACACACGTATCCAGGGTTCTGCTGCCGACATCATGAAACTTGCTATGATTAGGGCACATAGACTTATCCCAAAGGAATCAAGCATCCTACTTACCGTACATGATGAGTTGGTTACTTTAACCCCAGCCAGTCTTGCTGAAGAGACAGCCGCGGCTATCAGAGAGGCTATGGAAGGTATTCAACTTCTTGATGTTCCGTTATTAGCGGACATCACGACCGTGCAGAGGTGGGGTGAGGCAAAGTAATGTGGCCTTTTAAGAAAAGAAAACCCTTAAACATACAGTTTGAAACTGTAAATTCAGAAATACCTTTGGGTACACTAATGCGTTGGTTTTTGTATGACACCGACCTAGCTGAAGACCCTAACACTATTGCTAAAATATTAGGTATGACTCCCGTCAGTGAAGAGGGAGACGAGCATGAGATGCAAGAAAGCGAAAAAAGATTAGAGCAGATTGCTTATTTACTTCCATACATAGACATGATGTCTGATATGACAGCGGATGTTATAACTGGCATACAGCTCGATGAACTAATGAAGCACGACCCAGGCAATGAAAAAGAACGTGAGCGCGAAAGAGAAATGATGCGCATGATGTATAAGATGATTGCGTTTTCTTCACTTCTTGGGGGCTTGTCTTCTGGCGTACAACTTGGTTTAATTAACCCAGGGGAAGTATTTAGTACAAGTTTAGATTTTAGAAAGTTGGAGGACTTAGGTGAGTAACAACTGGTGGGCAAGCAAACTTGGTGGTCAGCCTTCAAACACATTTCAAACGCCACCGCCTGCTCCACGACCAGTACAACAACCAACCCCGCCAGTAGAAAACATCCGAGTATCAGAGCGTTGCCCAGGATGCGGCAGTCAAAATTATGGTGGAGCAACCCCAGAGTCTAGAAAGCGTTGTTACGATTGTGGCTACCCTATAGTACAATCGGGTACTGGAATGAGAGGAGTAAACACGGGTCAGTCGGCTGCGGGGCCAGCGCAACCAGCTAAACAAGTATCAACTGGCGGATACAATCCAACCACAATCATAGGGAAGATTTAATGAATGCAGAATTAGTAAAAGTATTACGAAACATAAATAAAAAATACGGCGAAGACACAATCATTTTAGGTTCTGAGATTAAGACCGATGTATCTCAGCGTATAACAAGTGGTTCAATAAGTTTAGATGTAGCCCTTGGTGGTGGGTGGCCAGTAAATCAATGGCACGAAATTATTGGCGAGGCAAGTAATGGCAAGACTGCTATCGCACTTAAAACAATTGCTGCTAATCAAAAGAAGAACCCAGAGTTCACTACCGTTTGGGTAGCCGCTGAGCAATGGGTCCCTAGTTACGCAGAGATGTGTGGAGTAGACGCAAGTCGTGTGTATGTAGTCTCAACAAATGTAATGGAGGAAGCCTATGAATCGGTCATCCAAATTACTGGCAGTAAAGCGGTCGATTGTATTGTTATTGATTCGTTACCTGCCCTGGTCCCTACAACAGAGGACGATAAAGAGATGGAGATGGCTACTGTAGGTCGTGGCGCTCTTCTAACTAATAAGTTTTTTCGTAAGGTTGGTAAAGCATCTAAGCGTTCATTGGTAGAACCAGAGCGCCCTTTTATAGGTATTGTTATTAACCAATGGCGCTCAAAGATTGGCGTCATGTACGGAGATGACCGTACTACCCCAGGCGGTTTAGGTAAAGACTATGCGTTCTTTACCCGCCTAGAAATACGTCGTGCTGGCTGGATTGAGGTTGGTTCAGGCCAAGAAAAGAGACGTGTGGGTCAAGAGGTTAAGGTACGAGTAATCAAAAACAAGTCTGCCCCACCATCCCAAGTGGCATCTTTTGACTTTTATTTTGCCAAAGGCAATGGGCTTTTGGCTGGCGACCTGGACTTTGCCAAAGAAGTATTGGCTATCGGAATTGTCAACAAAGTGATAACCAGAGCTGGTGCTTACTACCGCTACGGCGATAGACAGTGGCAAGGTTCCGATGCTATGCTTGACTCTATACGGGAAGAAATTGATTTAAAGGAGACACTCGAGCGTGACGTTCTTGACTCAATCAAACAAGGCTCTAAGTTAGTAGCCGAGGATGAAGAGTAAAGGACAAAGGGAGTCGAAGAAACACGAGGACCGATTAGCAAAAGCAATTGGTGGTCAGCGTAATGCTGGCAGCGGTGCGTTTTGGAGTCGGAAGGGTGATGTTCGGTCTAAAGACTTGTTAATAGAACACAAGTGGACTGGCAAAGCCACCGTGACTATCAAGGCCACGGTTCTAGAGAAGATTGTTAAGGAAGCAATCCTTGACAGTCGCACTCCAGTACTCGGTTTCAGTCTCAACGATGAAAACTATGTGATGTTACTGGAGGACGATTTTCTAGAACTACGCCAGAAAACTTTGGAGTGTAGTTGTTCGAAGATATCGGCCACTTAGAAGGTTGGCGACATCAAGCCAAGTGTCGGGGGATGGACACAGAGCTTTGGTTTCCTCCTAGAGATAAAGCCAAATATAAAAAAATTGCATCCGTATCTAAAGCTGTCTGCTTTGGACGTGATGGCTTACCTGAATGCCCAGTGCGTAAGGAATGTTTGCTGTATGCAGAAGCACAAGAAGAACAACACGGTATATGGGGTGGCATGTCGCATCGTGAGCGTAATGCGCTTAAGCGTAAAGCAAAGAAGCACGGCAAAACCCTAGAGGAGTGGATACTTGACGGAGACCTGTGATACGGTGTCGGTATGACAGAAAAGTACAAGCCAGGTGGGGCACTAAAATCATTTTTAGATGCGGGCAAAAAACCTTCACGAGTTCTAGGTTCGGTAGAACGCTACGTTCTATCTAAACCAACGGATAAATCTAGACGCACAGACGTCTTACACCCTTCAGAGATGGCTGGCGATGAGTGGTGCTATAGAGCATCTTACTTTCAGTTAAAAGGCCATTTACCATTAGAAAGCTCACGTCGTAATAGTCTAAGGCTTCAATCAGTTTTTGCAGAGGGTCACGGCATTCACGCTAAGTGGCAACGATGGTTTCAAGAAATGGGCCACTTGTACGGAAAATGGTACTGCAAAGATTGCGACGAGTATTTTTGGGGCGGGTCTGACTGCCACGAAGGTCCACTAGAGTATAAAGAAGTTCCGTTGTTTTACGAACCACTGCGCATCTTTGGGCATGCAGATGGTTGGCTTACTAATTTTGGTGACCCGTTAATGCTAGAAGTAAAGTCAATAGGTTTTGGAACTATACGCTGGGAGAACCCAGAAATGGCAAAAGAGTTTGGAACCATGGAGAAGGTGTGGCCAGAAATCAAAGCTCCATTTGCTAAACACGTAACTCAAGTACAAATCTATATGAAACTTGCAGAGCTATTAGGGTATGACAATTACCCACGAGAAGCTGTTCTTATTTATGAGAACAAAGCTACGCAAGATGTAAAAGAATTTGTTGTACCAAAAAGTGATTTTGCTATTGCGCCTTTATTTGAGGCTGCCGCTATGATTGTCGAATCAATTAACAACAACACTCCACCCGCTTGTAACTTAGATAAGTGGGGCGGATGTTCAAAGTGCGGAGGCTATAATGAGTGAGTTAGTTGCTACAGGTATAAGTGAGATTGTTCTACAGCAGTTAGAAGCACAAGGACTTCCATTAAAAAGAAAGATGGACATTGCCCCACCCCCATTCCCTGAGGATATAACGTTAGTTGATGACCAAGACTTAATGATTATGGCTGCAAAGTACATGGAGAATCTAAACTTTCTTAGAACTCAAGTTGCCTGTGCATCATTGGCAGAGTTAGAGGCTACTAATAATTATGAGATAGAAGTGGCTCGTGGACTATTAACTAAGACCAACGGAAAGACTACGGAAAAAGCCGTTATGTTAAAAGCATCTGTGTCTACCGATGACACGGTAATGGTGTTAGAGAAAGCAAAGAACTATGCCCATGCTTATCGTAAGTTATTAGAGACAGCATTAGAAAACCTAGAGCGGTACTACTCACTAACTAGTAGAGAGCTTACTCGACGTACCTCTAACGGTAGGTCAGGATTTGGAAATAGATTTGTACCATGACCTTAAAAAAATTTGATGGAGGTCTGTCGGTCACAGGCAGTAGCCTTTTGTATTTGGGTATTGACCAGTCATACAGCGGTTTTGCGTGCACGCTGCTTTCAACAAATGGCACATACTTAACAACAGTATTTAAGTCTGAGATTAAAGGCATAGATAGACTTGTTGAGATTAGGAAGTTTTTAAAAGAAACGCTTGATGGTGCAAAGTACCCTATAGAAGACATAGCCATGGAAGATTACGCTTTTGCTGGTCAAGGCAGGGTGTTCCATCTAGGTGAGCTTGGGGGTATGGTTAAACTTGTATGTAGAGACGCGGGGTACTACCCGCTTCTTGTCCCGCCTACGAGCCTAAAAAAGTATGTAACAGGCAAGGGGACGGGTATACAAAAGGCTCAAATGCTACTTTACATTTATAAAAAATGGGGGGTAGAATTTACCGACGACAACGCCGCAGACTCGTATGCATTAGCAAGACTTGTGGCTGGGCTTCATGGACCAGCATACGAGAAAGAAGTGTATGACAAGTTGCAAGGCGCAGACCATAGGGAACGATAAATGACAACAATCGTAGGAGTGCAGCATAAAAACAAATGCGTACTAGGTGCAGATAATCAAGTAACCGATGACGACGGCCGCATTTTTAGACACAAGAACATGGTTAAGATTTCACAATTAGCTAATGGAGTGTTGCTTGCTGGTGCAGGTGAGGTTGGGGCCTGCGATATTGCCCAACACCTGTGGAAACCACCCCGTATGACATCTAAAGATAAGGCTGACACCTATCACTTTGTTATTTCAAAGTTGATTCCTTCTTTGCGTGAGTGCCTAAAAAATAATGGTTATAACTTTGATGAAGAAAGACCAAAGAACGACAAGGGCCAAAGATTTCACTTCTTGATAGCTGTTAATGGTGAAATATTTGATGTTAGCGAAGACCTATCTGTGTGCCAAGCTAATACAGGGTTCTATGGAGTAGGTAATGGTTCTGGTTACGCTCTAGGGGCTTTGCATGCTGGCGCAACCATACAAGATGCGTTAAAGATAGCTGAAGATTTAGATGTGTATACCTCAGGACCTTTTCTTATATTAGAACAGAAAAAATTTAATGAAAGATAAGCAGTTTGATAAGCAGTTTAGGGCCCACGGTTATATGACCGTTGATGAGTTCATTAATAAGCTAACCCCTGGTCTGAAATACTATCTATTACATAACTGGACTAAGGATGAAACTAGCCTTCACCATCCTGAAGACCTTGCCTCAAACGCCCTTGTTTATATGGAGGTAGCATTCTCAGTGATAGGACAGTTTGGTGCAGCGCCACACGAAAAATATTAGGGAATTAAAGCCCGATTACACAGGTTCTATGGACTATGCAGACCAGGTTATGCATGAATGCCCTATTTGCGAGTCAACTATATGGAATATAAAAGCTCAATTTGAGGATTATGAAATGGCTACGTACTTTCTGGACATGGAGTGCAGCAGCTGCGGTACCTATGGCAGGGCCCCTACCCCTTTAGACAGACCAAATCTAATTTAGACTTCATAATTGTACTTACGGGAGTCCCACTATACGTAAACCGAGGTACAAATGTCCGAACAACCCCAAGAACAAATCCTACGCGTAAGCGCTGGGTCCAATCCACAGGCTGTGGCATCCGCAATTGCTCATAGTATTTATGAGACACGTAATTGTAAGATTCGTGCGGTAGGTGCAGGTGCAGTCAATCAGGCTGTAAAAGCTATCGCTATTGCTCGTGGATATACAGCTCCCCGCGGTCTTGACCTCATCTGCGTCCCAGGGTTCTCAAGCATTGAGAGCCATGACGGCCAGATTTCCGCAATTGTCTTTGAAGTAAAGGCAAGTTAACCCTGTATTTATCCAATAATAAGGCTACCCTTATTTAAACCCTTGGCCAAAGGAAACTAAATGAAAAAAGATTCAACTAAGAATAAGGCACCATTGGCTCCGACATCAGCGGAACCAAAAAATGCCGCAGGCGCAAAGCCACGCGTTGCTATGCCTTCAAAAGGCACACTTGTTAAAAAAGGTGGAGCTCAAGCTGGAGACCCATACAAGCAACCAAAACCTGCACGCTCTAACATCATGGGCAAGCTTGCTCGTGGCGGTGCACGTTATGGTATTCGCGTTAAATTCCAAAAGACCGTAGCACCAGAAGCAGGAGCAACACAGGCAAACGGCCGTATGTTTGCACCTGCAGTTCGTCGTCAACGTCCTAATTTTCAGGACGGCGGCGGGTCACACGGTAACTAAAACTTAATAGCTTAGGCCCCCGCAAGGGGGCCTTTTGCATTTACAGGAATATATTTAAATTTAGAATGTTGTATACTATTGATGACCGCTCAATTCCGAGGGTCACTAAACATTTATCGTCTAAGGAGATAAATTATGGCTTCAGGCTACCCAATTCAATGGTCAGGAAACAACGACTGGTCTCACCCTAAAGAAATGAAACTAGGCGCTCAACAGGTTGCAAACGCTCACCGTATTGCTGCTGAACGTTCCGTAGACCCATTAGCACTGCTAAATAACATGCTTCAACCGTGGACTTTCGGTTTTGATAGACACCTAGACATGTTTAACCAGCTATTTGACCTCAGAGTCAAGTCAACCTATCCCCCATACAACATTAAGACCTTACCCAATGACAAAGCCGAGATTGAACTGGCGGTTGCGGGGTTCAAGAAGTCTGAAATTAACATTGAGTATAAAGAAAATGTTATTACCGTATCGGGAGAAAAGGAAGAGGAGAACGAGGCAACTTACGCCTACAAAGGCATAGCTGGCCGTACTTTCTTGCAACGTTTTGCCGTGTCAGACGACGTGGTAGTAAACGGTGCTAAGCTAGAGGACGGGTTCTTGACCATCGCACTAGAGAGAATCGTTCCAGAGGCTAAGAAAGCTAAGACTATTTCAATAGAATAGTTGTTCATGGTTGTACATAGATGTCCATGGTTGTCCAACAATCTTATTATAATATTGCAAGACTGACAGTAACCATGTTATAGTACGACTCCCCCCTCTTGTACAAAGCCCCCTGCAAATATTTTTGCAGGGGGCTACTTTACATACCACTAGTGATTCTTTATGATACGCTTAAGATGCAGTGCAAGACGGGATGAAAGGAACTTGTGGTGCCGAAACTATCGGACAAAAAGAGTCTTGGTGATTTGTTAACCGAATTAGAAACTAATCCTAAGAGACGTAGAAGCGCAGGCGGATGCATATGCGCTAGATGGTTAGAGACTGTTGATGAAGAAACAGTTGAACGAATGTATAAAGCATTCGGTGGTCAGAAAATCCTTGTAGATATGTCTAATTACTTTTTTGCAATTAAAGAAGTGTACCCAGAGATACCTTTACAAAGGACCACGTTTTACAATCACTTTAGAAAAAAGTGTTCATGCTATAAACAAGAGAAAGAACTGAACTAATGACAAAAATGTCTATAGGGGATTTATTAGATAAAGCTATAGAAGAACAAATAGTTGCTGCACCTAGCGTAGATTGGGCTTGGCCTCCAGTACAACCAGCAAAGCCAACAATAATTAAGCCAGCAACATATAAAGAACGCAAAGGTAAAAAAGATGGCACACGTTTAATAATGTTCGTGCCAGACCCACAGATTGGTTATCGTAAATACGAAGACGGAACACTAGACCCATTCCATGATGAAGCAGCGATTGATGTTCACTTCCAATTACTTGCGTATCTAGAAGAAAAATATGGCGTAGATGAAATTATTCATCTGGGGGATTACTTAGATTTACCAACCATGGGCAAGTACGCACAAGAAGAAATGTTTGCCCACACAGTACAACCAGCACTTGATTACGGCCACAACCTACTAGCAAAACAAAGAGCTACTTGCCCAGACGCAAAGATTGTTTTGTTAGAAGGAAACCATGATTGCCGCATGAATAAATTTGTAGTCATGAATGCCATGGCAGCCAAAGGAATTAAGAGGGCAGCGTCAAAGCCAGAAGACTGGCCTGTCATGTCCATTCCATACCTTCTACGTCTAGATGACATTAAGGTTGAATATGTAGGCGCCTACCCAGCAGGAGAGTATTGGGTAACCAAATACCTTCGCGCTATTCATGGAACTACAGTGCGTTCAGGTGGCTCAACAGCAAGCGCTTATATAAATAAAAACCCACACATCTCAACAGTGTTTGGACATGTCCACAGACAAGAGATGCAGTACAAGACTGTGCATGACCAAGATGGTCCTATCCGCAGTGTGTCTGCAAGCCCTGGATGCCTATGCCGAATTGATGGCGCGGTTCCTTCATACGGCTCTGGTCTTACCGATAACGGTCGACCAGTTAAACACTGGGAAGACTGGCAGCAAGGAGTGATGATTGGTTGGGTCAGACCTGACGATTCGTTCACTTTACAGCCTATCCACATCATGGATGGCTGGGCTGTTTACGAAGGCAAAGAGTTTACAGCGACCCTGTAGTTTTACAGGCGTATGATTGATGCATGCCTAATCCACATCAAAATACGCAGAACTTAGGTGCCAATGGCATGTACGGCACCTACACCAATTATGGTGGCGGTGGTACTCCTGTTGCTCGTTCAGAGCTTGACTTTTTGCGCCTTGGTGTTGGCCGTGTTCCACAAGCTGAATATCCAGACGGTTATTTAGGCACGATACGAACACGTCGCGATGACCGCGGTCGCCCCAACGGACAGTCAGAACGTGTATCAGACTCACTTAAAGTTAGAATAGGACAGCGTTCCTACCAACGTGGTGTTCACCGCGGTGAGCGCATTGACCAGTCTGATTACTATTACCCAGCAGGATTAGATAACATGCGTGGTATTGAACGTCAGATGAAAGCTACCAAAGACGGTAACGTTTATCGTGTAAAAAGAAATGTAGAAGTAACCACACTAGTTCCAGCTCCTCATCTACCTAATGATGGTAAAGCGGGTCCATCAGTAAGAAGCGATTCTCCATACAACATTAACAAAGTACGCGTAGAGCAAATGTCTCGTATGCGACCACAGTGGAAGTAAAAAATGCCAGGTAAATATGCAGACGGTACCTACGGCCGCAAGCCGTGGCAGGATGACGGCCGCAAGCCTTATCACACACCGATTGAGGCTGCGTTCCCACCACAGGATTACCTTGGACCTTTTCAGTCTAACCAAGACCGTTTACTTAATCAGGCGCTTGCTACATGGACTATGACAAGTGAAGAGGTACAAGAATACGTACGTCCTAACCTTCCACAGGTTAACCTGTTTCCAGACAGGTATGGATTTGTTACAGAAGAAATAGGCATTCGAGATATTATTGACCTACCAGGTAGAAGCGGAAACCAAGCAGGTCAACGTGTGGAGTCTGACTTCTCCAACACACCTAACACTCCGCAATCTACTAGCCGCAACACATTAGGAGGCTCAGTATAGTGCCACGTAATAATCAAGACTTTAAAGAAGGTAAAGAGCCCGCCTTAAAAGATGTTATTATCGCTCTAAACCGCGACCAAAAAATTACGTGGGAAGAGGCAGCCGACCTTAGTTCAGGTTGGAGTGATAGAGCGGTAGCTTCGCACGGACGTTCATCAAGATTAGCCCACAGAGATAAGGACGTACCTGCTATTCAACCAACATCAGATAACAGAGTTTCTAAAATACACAAGAATGCAGGTTTAAAATGAGCAAAGACCCAGGACTTTTCACAGATAGCACGGGCGAAGGCATGGCAGGGGCTACAGATGTGTCTTTAGAGACGATTTATAACGGCACCAAGGCCTGTAAGGCATGTGGTATTTCAATGAACCCAGTACAATCATTGAAAGACCAGAGTCTATGCCCAGGTTGTACTCGACGTAAGGCAGCAAGACTAGTTAAAGGACGGATGGCATAATGGCAGTTAATCAATCACGCTCCCTAAACGGAGACATGAACGAGGGCGCAACAGACGGTAAGTATCGTAAGCGCCGTCCAAATACAACTGTACAACCAGGCATGGGAGACCAGCTTGTTGTACAAAACCGTGCAGACTTACATCCATATATGAATTATGGATTTATTAATTCAGAAGAGACTTCTAAAGTAAACCCAGCGGGTAACTAATGATTAAAGGCATCCGCAGAGAATTGGATGCACGTCGTCAATCAAAAGCGACGGAGTCATCAATTAAGGCACATAAAGACACTATGCTCGGGCTACTTCGCGCTTCAGTTGGAAGATATAGCGATAGTTCAGAAGTTGCACAGCGTCGTCGTGTCGCTGCAGGAGACCCAACAGCTACCGCAACAGGTTCAGACGGTAGAAAAATTAAAACAAATAACCCAACACCTCGAGATTCAGGCGGACATGTAAATGCCCCAGCGTCGAGAAACGGATATTAAAAGACAGGGTGGGCCATGGCCTACACCTGTTGGCATGGGGGCATTAGTAAGCCCAGATGATTTTTATGCGGCAAAAGCACGTCAAGAAGCTCATCAAGCAGAAGAAGCTGCCTTTGATAAAGGTGGTATGTCTGCTGTCAATAAACTAAGGAATAAAAAGTGAACCCCACTGAGATGCAGTTCTCTGGAACAAGAGATGAAAAAGGTGAGATTAAACTTTCAGCCAAACCTGCGCTGAACCCTAGAGAACACCAATTCATTAAGTTCGATAAAGAGTCACCATCCCACAGGGCGTTACTCGGCGCCTCCGCTAACACAGAGCACCCTAATTACGTAGAAGGGCTTGCTATTCACAGCGGAGGCTTGTTTTCTGTACCAAAAACAGCAACACGTAAGCCAGGAAAAAATGCTAGTGCTCCAGAGCAAAGACGCAGTAGGCTTATTAGCGATGCTATGGCTGCTGGGCCACTCGTCTCAAAAAAACCAAAGGAAACAAGTCCAGTAAAGGCAGTAGCCGATAAATTAAACGTAGACCAAGAACGTTCAGCCAAGCGTAAAGATACCTCAGAGGCAATAGCCAAACGAAACGCGCAAATTAAGAAAGCACGGGGATAGTAGACATCCTTTAGTTCTGTGGTAGGCTGTTCGCATGGTACTTGACCTATCCTACTTAAATAAAGATACGCCGCCTGAAAAGCGGCCAAAAGTTCTACTGCTTGCTTGTTTTACCTGCAAGTCGGTAGAAGAGATTCCTTATGATGACCGATTCCCAAACACAGATAGACCAGGTCATGACCAGAACCGTAATCCATTTCTACATGCAGTAGTTGACCGACATGGTCCAGACCATAAAGGCACCCTGGCTGATGCTGATTTAGTTATTTGGCAACACCCAGATGGAAAACGGCAAATTACTGAGCAATTTCAAAAAGGTTCACCTGGCCTTGATGTATTTGGTACAAATTTCTATGACACCAAGGACAATTATTCCGCAGATGCAATGCGTTGCTATGCCGAGCACAATCGTCCGCAGGGTCAGTGTTCTGACTACAAGTCAGAAAAGAAAGTGTTAAAACCAGAAACATCTAAGGACCGTAGGGAAGCTGGACTTGACCCTAGTAAGATGCCAAAAATGCATTTGTGTGATTTTTGCCCTGTTAAGTCATACAACATGAAGAAGTTTAACGAAAGTAAAGGACTATATAAATGAGCGAAGAAGTTATTGAAGACGCAGTTGTAATACCAGAAGAAGGAATTGCAGAAAATATACCTTCAGATGACAACGGAGGAATTACAGCTTTTATTATTGTAAAGAGACCAAGCGGAGACTGGTACGCAACGGCAGACCTGTCAACCACCCTTACTGTGGACCGTCAGGCAAGCCTAGATGACATTAAACACGGGTGTCAGGACATAGTAGATAGCATGAACCAGTCCGCAATTGCCTATCAGGTCCTGGATTTGATAAAGCCGTTGATTTCTGGCGAATAGTAAGCCAGTATTTAGCCTGTACCTCAGGAGTATACTGTAAGTACACTTCAAGGGGGTAGGTCTCAATGGCGTTCGTAGAAATGACATGCGTGTGCGTGGCATCTTTTCAAGCAGAAGTCGAAGAAAACGAATCAATGGTCATGATGTGGGCACAGCAATTTATTAATGCACATAGTCAATGTGGCTATATGACTCCAATAAAGACAGATAGAGCAGAGCATCCAAGCAAATTCATTGCTGATACCGATGTTATGTACAAAGAGCGGCGGGAAAAAGAACTATAATACCTAGATGAACTATTACGACGCGCTGGTACGGCAGGCAGAGCCAGTCAAACTAGAGCCGTCGGAAACTTCATACTTCAGCACACCTGGAGCTGGTTTAGACCCTAGGTTGTTCAGGAACGGCAAAATTGTACCCCACATCCGTTCTTTAATTTTAAGAATCCTATTTGACCATTTAAAACAGAGTTATTACAACCCTGAGGCCTTTGCCCATGTTTGGCTAGCTGGCTCAGCTGTAAGCTACCAATGGACCGCAGCTCGTAAACCAGCAGACTTGGACTGTCTAATAGGAATTAATTATTTAGTTTTTAGACAATCTAATTCTAAGTACAAAGGTCTTAGCGATAAAGAGATTTCCCAAATGTTCAACGAGGGGTTCCAGACCCTTCACCAGTCTACCTCTAATTTTCTAGATGTATTTGAGTTGACATTCTATGTTAATGTTCAGTCTGACATCCGTTCCATTAAACCATACGCAGCTTACAGCTTGACGAATGATGATTGGACTGTGATGCCAGAGGTTCGCGGTGTTCCGCAGAATCAAATATGGAATAGAAAAGTGGAGCAGGATAAGTCTATGGCAGTCGATATTTTGTCAAGGTATTCTGACGCCTTAACATCTATTGGCTCAGCAACCACAGATGTAGCAAGAAGGAATGCCGAAGCTGCATTAAAACTTGCTGTAGAACAAGGTGCTGCTTTATTTGAAGATATTCACCACGGTCGTAAATATGCATTTAGCGCCTCTGGACAAGGCTACGCTGATGTATATAATTATCGTTGGCAAGCTGGAAAAGCGTCTGGTGTTGTACAAGCATTAAAACAACTAAAAGAAATTTCCACAAAAAGCCGAAAAGAATTTGAAGCACAAACGTATGGCATGGAATTGCCATCAACTAGCACTCTGATAAGGAGAGCGGCTACACACTACAAGTGATAGGGTCTATCTGTGGCAATATTAGTATTTTTAGACGGCGTACTTAGAAATGATAAAAGCGCCCCCATCCCAAATGGTATGGCGCTGTACAGAAGTCTTAAAGAAAAACATCGCGTTCTTGTTCTATGTGAAGACGTAGAAAAGGATGACCATTGGCTACGTCAACAAAGAATCAATAACTTTGACGACTTGATTGATTACAAAAAAGTACCTGCTATTGGAGATTTTCCAAAGTTACGGCAGGTAGAGTGGGTGCGCTCGCAAGGTCCTGTAGAATACGTAATAACATCAGACCCAGAATTAGTCACCCAGCTACTTGAAATTGGTATGACAACTTTGGTATTTTTACAGCCGTTGTATATTAGAGAAGAATTTAGGCCAGACAGCCGCAGGGGTGTCAAAGCTTGGTCAGACATTGTTGAAGAAATTGAACGCCAACAGGATGCCTTTAAGGAGGACCCACGAATATGAGCGAGAAACCAACTTGCCCTAGAGGGTGCGAGGGAAATGTATTAGATTACGTAAGCGGAGATGCGTATCTGTGTGCCAAATGCGGCATTACCTGGAGCAAGATTAAGTGAAGGTTATCTACCTAGGTGCTGAGGTTCCTTCAAATAGAGTAATACTTGAGGAAACTACCGCAAACCATGTTGGGGTCAGCTACCACCGACTGGTGAGCCGAGGCCTTCCTAAAACCAAAGAGTATCTATTAGAAAACTACTTTAATAAAGATTTCTATATTTATGTGCACCCTGGCCTGCCCAAGACGCTGAAGCTCACAGCTGATGAGCTAGAAGAGTTTGCCGCAGGGTACGAGCATTTTGTAGCCGTTAATATAGATAGGCTCAACACTGTATTTGAGATTAACAGCCCTACAATCGACCCAGCTTGGGTAGAACGCCATCGTACAAAGGTCTGGTCGGAGTTACCCCCAGGTAAGTTCGTTCCTGTATGGCAGCCTCAGACGGATTTAAACGGCCTTCAAAGGCTAGCGGACTACTATTTAGATGTCGCAATCCCAGGAGATGCTATAGAAATAGATACAAGACTTGCTAGCGCTACCCGATTAAACACCAAGCGCCAAGGTACCAGATGGCATGCATTAGGATGTGCAAAGCCCGACAACCTTCGGTCTATTCTATTTGAAACCGCAAGTACTTTATCCTGGCTATCACCAATGATGCACGGAGAAACAATCATTTGGGATGGCACAAGGTTAGTCAGGTACCCAAAGAAGATGAAAGAACAAGCAAGACCAAGGTACAAAGCAATCTATGAAAAGGCTGGCTTGGACCTTGATAAGATAATCGAGGATGACCCGCAAGAAGTCTGTAAGTTGGCGGTGTGGTCTTATGAACAGTTTGAGATAAGGATGAACAAGATGACCAATAGCCCAGACGACCCATTGTTATATGATAATAGCGAGGGGAGAGAAGTGGAGCAAAGTGGGGAAACCAATCCTACCGTATATGATAATAAGGGTATTCATACGCGGAAACTTGAACCACGAAATGCCGACGAATATGCCAATCTTCCAGTGTTTGGATTCGATACAAAGAGTGAAGTTGACGCCGATGGTGTCATCAAAGATGTAACCACTGTAGCCTCACACAGCACCTCACTTAGGGCATGCGATACCTGTTTTGTAGCCGCTAATTGCCCCGCTTTTAAACCACAATCTATGTGTGCTTTCAAGTTACCAGTAGAGGTAAAGAGTAAAGAACAACTTAAGGCTTTAATCAATGCGGTGATAGAAATGCAGGGACAAAGGGTCGCTTTTATGCGATTTGCTGAAGAAATGAATGGTGGATACGCTGACCCCAATGTATCTCAAGAGATAGACCGCCTATTCAAATTAATTAAAACAACCAAAGAATTGGACGACTCACGTGAGTTTATTCGAATGACTGTAGAGCGCCAAGGAAGTGCGGGTGTGTTAAGTTCTATCTTCGGAGATAAGGCACAAGCGCTTCGTGAATTGCCAAACGGAGGGCTAAATGAAGAGCAAACCACCCAAATAATTAAGGGTGCTATCGAAGAATAAGGATTTCTTATTATCATATAAGAGAACCCTGCAATACCCTGGAACAACATAGTTTCTAAATAGATGTATCGCACTAGTAGAATTAACTTTTTAACAGAGGAGAGAATATGGCACTGAGTTTCCGACTAACAGAAGAATTCCTAAAGGATTACCGCAGTAAGAAAGTACCTTGGGGTTATAAAGATGCGGCGGGCAACTCGGTGGGTGAGATTACTTTCCTTAGAACATACTCCCGACTAAAAGAGGACGGAACCAAAGAGACTTGGGTGGATGTATGCCAGCGAGTAATCGAGGGCATGTATTCCCTACAAAAAGACCACTGCAAAACCAATCGTCTACCTTGGAATGACAGCAGAGCTCAAGCCTCGGCTAAGGAAGCCTTTGACCGTTTATTTAATTTAAAGTGGACACCCCCAGGACGAGGTCTATGGGTTATGGGAACACCACTGGTCAACGAGCAGAAAAACTCCGCGGCTTTACAGAACTGTGCCTTTGTGTCTACCTCTAGTATGACTAAGTTGGACCCCGCTAAACCGTTTGCTTTCCTCATGGAAGCATCAATGTTGGGCGTTGGAGTCGGATTTGATGACAAGGGTGCAGACAAGGACTTTTTGATTTACGAGCCAAAACTGCCTGAGGTCACAATCCAGATTCCAGATACCAGGGAGGGATGGGTTGAGTCAGTAAGTACCCTGATTAACTCCTACTTAAAACCAGAACAGCCTATTTATGTATTTGATTATTCTTTAATTAGACCAGCGGGTACCCCCATCAAAACCTTTGGCGGCACAGCTGCGGGCCATGAACCTCTAGAGAAGCTCCACAATCACGTGCGACGCATCTTTAATAAAAAGAAGGCGGGTTCTAAATTAACAAGAGTAGATATAGCAGATTTGGGTAATCTAATTGGAGTCTGCGTTGTATCTGGCAATGTCCGCCGCAGTGCTGAGCTGTTAATGGGCCGACTCGATGACCAAGACTTTTTAAATTTAAAGAACGCAAAGGCTTTCCCTGAGCGCAACTCATACGAAGCTGCAGCTCCTGGCTGGGCCTGGATGTCTAACAACTCTGTAGAAGTATCTGTGGGTTCTAAATTAGACCACATAGTTGAGGGTATTGCCTTAAACGGTGAGCCTGGTGTTATCTGGATGGATGTTACTCGTCAGTATGGCCGACTTATAGACCCAATCAACAATAAAGACCATCGAGCTGCTGGGTACAATCCGTGCGCTGAACAATCGCTAGAATCTTTTGAGTGCTGTACTCTGGTTGAAACTTACCTCAATCGCCATGAATCTAAAGAAGATTACCTGCGTACTCTAAAGTTTGCCTATCTCTATGCAAAGACCGTCACATTGCTTCCTACCCACTGGGAAGAAACTAACGCAATCATGCAACGAAATCGTCGTATTGGAACCTCTATGTCTGGAGTGGCTAACTTTGCTGACCGCGTAGGTATGCCTGAACTTCGTGAGTGGATGGACGAGGGGTATAAAACAATTCAAGACTACGACCGCACATACTCAGAGTGGCTTGGCATTCGAGAATCAATTAAAACTACCACTGTTAAGCCTAGCGGTACCGTTTCTATATTAGCGGGAGAATCTCCTGGGGTTCACTGGACTCCTGGCGGCAAATACTTCCTACGTGCAATCCGTTTCTCTAATGAAGACCCAATGTTACCTTTATTTAAAGCGTCGGGTTATAAAATAGAAAAGGCTTCCGAATCTCCCAAGACAACTAGCGTCGTTTACTTCCCCATCAAATCAGAGGCGCTACGGTCAGAGAAAGATGTTTCAATCTATGAAAAGATGTCGCTTGCGGCTACTGCACAGCGATATTGGTCAGACAACAGCGTCAGCGTTACAGTATCCTTTAATGCAAATACTGAAAAAGACGCCGTAGGAACAGTTCTACACATGTTTGACGGGCAACTCAAAACCGTTTCCTTTTTACCAATGGGGAACGAGACTTACCCGCAAATGCCTTACACACAGATAACCGAAGCAGAATACGAAAAGTATGCCTTCAAGTTATTGCCTATTGACTTTGTTGACGTTTATGCAGGTATGGCCGCGGACGCAATAGGTGAAAAGTATTGTTCAACTGATTATTGCGAAATCCCACAACAATGAAAATATTTGTAAGTCTTGTTCTAATTGTAGGCGGGCTATTTTATGTTAATCAGCCAGAGAAGTGTATAAACCTACACGTTGATGGCGGCGGAAACCAGGTGAGCTCCAGCTGCATCCCGTCGCCAGACAATACAAATGCTTTAGTTCTATTAAGAAATGCCGATTATAAAATAGAAGGCACAGTTAAATATGGAAATGCTGTCGTATGTAGGGTCAACGGAATGCCAGCTCCAGAGCTCGAATCATGCAAGGACATGCCACCAGCAGAAGCATATTGGGCAGTTTTAATTAAAAAGCACAGGGCTATCCCACTATTTAATGAGTGGGGTTGGGCTCAAACAGGAATCAACGAAGTTTATTTATCTCAGGGAGACTCTCTAGGATTGGTATTCGTAGTTAATGGAGAAGTAAAATGGCCGTCTTAACACCAGTAAAAAAAACAACTAATTGGCTAATTCCACAACTTATTACAAACCTATTCGCTCTTTACATAGCAAATAAGATAAGCGTCGATATATGGCGCTCGCTAACAGGTCATTAAAGACTTAAACAGAAAGGCCACCTAGACCCGAAACTAGGTGGCCTTTCTTTGCGTTAGGGGTAGAGGCGACCCTGACGCGAGTGGGTGCGTTGGGGAAGCAAGAAACCCAACGCGGACAAAAAACTATTTACATGAGGTACAGTAGTTCTGCGTTCGTAGGTTCTCTTTGGTGACCACCATAGTTCTTGAACAATGATAGCAAGTCACTAATTTAAATGCTTTATCCGCTCTCCTACGAAGAAACAACGCTACAAGTTCCTCTTTAATCTTCATAATCGTCATCATCTCCTTCTTCGTAAATCTCTTCATCGGGGATATTGGGCATCGGCCTATCCCACAATGGCTCAGGTACTATCCTACTCAATTTTAAGACTCCTGCTTATAAATTAGAGTACCTTGAATCTTTACTGGCTTTCCGTTCTCATCTTCGTTAACAACAGCGAGCTTAACGCTCTTGCGTGGGGTCAACTGCTGAACCCTCTCTTTAATATAACGCTTACCTGCGCTGGCGTTAGCCCACGCGGTTACGTTGTTATCAATTTCAATGTCGTCATACCCACCGAGTCCGTTGCTACGACTTTCGGTAATGATGTAAGTGACCTTCCATGCGCCACCTTTAACGGTGTTTTTCATGAGTGTTGCTTTGAACGTGCGTTCTACTTTGCGAGCCATGTTGTCTCCTTTGTTGGCCAATAGTACGGTAATGTTTCATCTACCTCGGGAAAGTATTTGCGATAATGTTCGGGCAACTTTCTTACGAGGTTGGCTTGGTGCGACGTGTGGAACTTGTCGTAACCTAGCCATGCTGGCAATATTACCCTATCTTTAGGGAATTGCTCTAACAGGGAATCTTGGAAGCCTCGTTCGCGCCACTCAACACAAACTAATCTGCCGTATTCGTATAGTGCGCCTTCATAATCTCTCCACATAAGAACGGCGGGGTGGTTTCGCCAACCTTTTGTCATACCTGCTAATACACGCATGACTTGGTAGGCTTCTACTCTCTGCTTACCTAATCTTTTATCGTCGAGAACTCTAGCGCTCTCTTTAAAGTCAGGAAGCGGTAAGAACGTCTGAATCTTTCTCTCCTTAGAACGGTGGCTTGTCCCCTTGCGGAACTATACACATTACGCAGAACGCTACACCCGCAGTAACCGCCTCGTCAATAGCCATGCCGTCAGGAATCACAACCTCTCCGTTGTCGTAATCAATTAAGCAACGTGAGCACTCCATTAATTATCTTTCTTTACAATAGGTAATTCGTTTTCTATATTTGAACTCTCTTGTTGGCAGGTACACCCGCCACACCCGCAGCGTTGAGCTGGCTCTTCAGCGGGGGTATAAAGAATCTCATTTCCAACGTTATCTCTCATTTATTCTCTCCACTTTCAAATAGACTCTCTCCACCTTCTATTTTTCCTTCAGCAAGAGTTAGTTTCTCTCCGTACCCTTGCCACACAATATTTCCCTCGTTGTCGTGGATAGTTATTAGTTTTTGATTTGGTATCCATTGGTGAAGCGCGTGGCTATCCACCATAGTCTTGACGCTGGCTTCGGGCTCTCCTTTGTATAGATTTCCGTCAGGTAGTTTAATCATTGAATCCCACTCGCCATTATTTGCTCTCTCGATAGCCTCTAAGCATGGGTCTATCATGGCTAGTGGTATGGGCTTATCGAATCTTGTTTGAAGGTGGTGTCCAACCTCGTTCCATAACGGCGGTAATTCCTCTACGCCGTCGTCGTCACTCTCGCTAATAATCTCAGCGTCAATAATCTCGTTACCGTAGTTATCGTACTCAGTTACCATCAGGGTTCGAATCTTTCTTGTAGTCGGGCTTGTACTTGGGCTTTCTATTATATAACTTCTTGTTTCTAATTGGAACACTCGCATTACTACGGCGTAACTCGAGGATACGCCGTAGTTGCTCTGCGGTCTTTGAGAATCTCACTCGTCGGTTTCGTCGGGCTCGATACACTTGTGGTTATCCCACGCGTAAGGGCTTTGCTCGTCACCGCACCATGTACACGTTGCCATTATTCACCGTCTAATCCGTAACCGTTTTCAAGGTCACGTTCGTCGGCTTCGTCGAATATAGGCGCTCGTAATCCTAGCCTATCTGCGTATGGCTCGATACTATCAACCGCCTCATCTATCTCACCTCTTGTGTCGTGGTAATCAAATAACTCGGTTAAGCGCTCGTCGGTATCGTTTCGTAGCGCCATAAGGTCAAGGCTTGCGCCTATTGCGGTATCGATTAGGTAGATAGCGTCGCTATCTCCTTCCATATATTTCTTTACTACGTCTTGGTATTGACCCGATAGTAGTAAGTCTTTCATAGCACCCATATTAGTTTCCCTTTCGTATTTGGTACTGCTTCGAAGTATCCTCTAAGTAGAACGAATAGTCAATAGCGGTATGCGCTAAGTTAGTTAGATATTCTGCTTGAGGGTGGTCACTTGCTTCGGTTGCGCCGACTATCTTGAGTAGCGTATCCCTCAGTAGTTGTTTGTAATCTATATTTGTTTCCTCTGCTATTTCTATTTCCATAATCCCTGCTTCTGTAATCCTTCCGTTTGCGGGTTTGTGTTGAAGCGCGGTGGGGGGAAGGGATAGCCCACCGCGCCAACCTTATTAGCGCCTTACGACCTTCATCTGTGATTTAACTAGGTCTTTGGCTACGTCGAGAATATCTTTGGCTTCGTCAACGACCCTAAAGAACTTAGCGCCATGACGTAAGGTAATCATGTATTGGTCGTAACGCTCTCGGTCGTTATCTTTGACCCATTGAAGGCTACCTAAGAATATGACACTCGTTAGAACGTTGTTGGCGTTCATGCGAGAGATAATACCGTCGTTAACCTCTGTACTATCCCACTCGCCGTCGGTAATCATGAAGCATATCTTGATACCTTTACGGCTTGCGTTAAGTATGCGCTCGGCTTCGATAAGTGCCTTGAACGGATTAGTGCTACCGCTACTATCAACGAATCTAAACTCGTCGGGCTTAGCCTTATCGTCTGCTTTGTAAATTAGACGGCTATCGTGGTTGAACTTATAGACGGTTACTCGACCGTTGATACGTTCGATACCGCGCTTGAGAATCCACGCCGTTTCCATTGTCTTAAAGATACGAGCGCCCATGCTACCCGAGGTATCTACTAGGATTACCGCTTCAATATCATTAGACGAGTTACCTTCACTCCAACGGTCGAATAACTTATTGATGTCATTGACGTCGGCGTTCATGGCTCGAGATACGTTAAGCCTACCGCTTTCTACCTCTAACTCCCACGCAGGGTCGTTATCAATACGAATACGCTCTAACTCTACGGCGAATCTACGAGCGCTCGCCGTAGCGTTCATAGGTACGCTCACGTTTTTATAGTTAGCAGGTCTAACACCTGAACGCATGATGTCGTTATCCATAATCGCTCTACGAACTTCGGCGGTATCACGACGTACGTTTTCGTCGTTTCTTATATTAGATAACTCGGAGTTAATCTTATCTTTGAGTAACTTCTCGCTATCTGTATATTCGTACTGTACGTCTTGAGTAGTAACCGAATCGTCAACCGTACCGTAACCTTGCCCTACGCTATCGTCATTGATGTCGTCGAACTTCTCGGTCTGTGTAGATTTCTCGGTTGCGTTAGCCTTATCTTGTAGTCGGTCTTGTTCCTTCTGACCTTCTGCTCGACCCTTTCTCATCATTTGGCGGTCGATATGACCGTCGCATTGACCTTTACCGTTTTGTGGTACTTGAGGTGGTGGGTTTTGCTCATCATTACCGATAACCTTAGCGAACTCTGCGATAAGCCTTTTGGCTCTATCGTAATCGCGTGGGAAGGCGAGTGTGCGGTACTCATGAATAATATCTGCTAGGAATATCGCTGTGGCTTTGCCGAACTGCTGTGAGAATCGTGTGGCGATTTCCTGACGAATATCATAATCTAAGTATTTTCTACCTGTGATTAATATAAATAAGGAAGCCCACTCACTTGAATCACCTTTGAGTATGTAGTCAAGCGTTGAAGCCTCTACGAACGGTTGAACGGCAGGATACTTAGCAATAATTAAGCGCTCGATACGACTATCCTCGAGTATGTTCATGGCTCGACGATATTGATTTTCTATGACCCACTTACCTAACTCCGAGTTTTCGCGTGGCGTATAAAGAACGTGTGCGACCTCATGGTAGTTGAATCCATGAAGGCTAACGATAGTGTTATCGTCAATATCCTCGAGTAGATGAGCGTTGAACACGATAGCCTTACCGTCATTGTAGGCGGTAGTTTCTAGGTCGGGATTATCGTCAACCCTGACCTCTATCTTGTCACCTGTGATAATACTATCGGCGCGTGAGTAGATAACACCCACGCTCGATAGTTTTTCTTTGTGCGCTTGATAAGCCTCTTGCTTGGCTTCGATTAGGTCTTGGTCGATTTCCATTTTGCCTAACTCGTCGTTCCATTGATAGGCGTTATGAATCTCGCGCAATAGGTCGTCGGTAGAATCTGCTTGGTAGCGGTATCCCATGATTAGATTACCGCCTGATGTTGAGTGATAGGGATATTAAAGGTGGTAACGCCGTCGCTAACCTTATCCTCTAGCATTTCTACTTTAGCCTCGTCGGTCTTAATTGAAAGTACCGCTAAGCCTAACTCCTCTGCGATATTATCGCGGTGAGTGTTGACTACCAACCGTACCGCCGAACGTTCCTCATCACCTTCGAAGGAGTTGATGTAGTTGTATGTAGCGAACTCCATGCCGAAGGTTTTGGCGTTAGTTACGAACGCTACGAGCGAACGAGTTGAGATAGGAGTAACGAGCGTACCTTTATTGAACTCGTCGCGTAGTTGATTTGCCATTTCAACGAGCGCTCTATTCTTGAGTAACTTCTGCTCGATAGGCTTGTCGTATGGGAACGATAGTCTTATTGAGAATCGGTCTGCGAGTGCTTGGTTGAGTGGTCGAGTGCCACGATAGTCGGGGTTCATGTCACCGATAATCAATAGATTAGGGTGAGCCTTGATTACCTCGCCACCGTTTTCCATTAGTTGAATCTCACGACGATAATCGAGTAGTGAGAATATGAAAGTTAAGAATCGCTCGGGCGCGAAGTTAATCTCGTTAAATAGGAGTACGCCACCGTTACGAACTATCTCTGTAACTGCGCCGTCTTGCCACCTAAAGTGACCGTCGGGAGTTGGTATCCAACGACCGACTAGGTGAGAGGCTTCTAGCCCGATATGGCATGCGACGTTGAAGTACCTCATGCCTCGAGCGCTTGCGTACGCTTGAGCGCTCATAGTCTTACCGCTTCCTGCGTGACCTTCAATTAGAACGTTCATGCCGTTGGCGAGTGCGTGGTCGTACACCTGATAATCGGTTAAGCCGTCAACGACCTTGCGGTTGATGTAGGTATCTGCCCATTTCTTGTCGGGTACGCTTACCATAGCATTGACGAGCGCTTGGCTTGTCGTTGATACGGTTGGTCGTTCGATAACCTTAGTAGTGGTGGTTGCCACCTGTGCTACTTGCGCGATAGGCGTATCAACACCCTTCGCAATAGGCTTAATAGATACACCCTGATTACGTCGCTTGTCGGTGATGTAATCGTTGAGTGAGTTGTCGCCGATTTCTAGTCGAGCGATAAGACTACCTGCGACCTCATTGTGCGCCTCGGGCGCGGTTGCGGTAGGAGTGGTTTCTAGGGCATATAGCGCCTTGATACCGACGTTAGTGATTTGACCTAGTTTCATCATGTCGCGGTCGCGGTCGCTAATAACGACGGCGCATGGTTCATGAGAGATAGGGTTATTTGGTAGTTGTGTGAGTGATACTTGCTTCCACGCCTGACCTCGACCTTTCATGCCGTTCGATACGCGGTGGTATAGATATACCTCGGTATCGTCGGATAAGATGAGTGTCTGCGCTTGGGCAGGTAATCCCTCGAGTTGGTCGTCTGATACGACGAGTAACGCGAGTGACATTTGTTCGGGTTTCCCTTCTTAATCGCCATTGTTGGCTTAGTACCTATCTAAGCCTATTTCCGTATTTAATTCCACTTGCGAGCCTCATATTTTGATAACGAACTTATAACGATTTTCTCTCACTTATCCACAACCCTCTCTATGCGCCCGACGGCGCGGTAATAGGGTTATCTCTTGTATATATAGAGAGAGAGTAAGGGGGGCGAACACTAGCCTTATTGCTTCTTATCATATAGCCCACCCACTCTCTTAGCCGTAGGTCTGGCCTTACGCCTAATAAGCCTATCTCTCGTCGTGGCAGTAGCCTAACTCTCTCGGCTAGTCAAGCCGACACGCCGTTGCTCTCTTGTGATATGCGCCACAGGCCGCAGGGTTTGTGTTGGCCATAGCCTGCGGCTATGGCCAATGACGGAGTAGGCCGTCAAGGCCTTCAAATAGGGTGGGTCTATTCTAATATAGTTGGGTGGGTCAACACAAACATTTCCGCGCCGAAGTTACTCGCGAGTAGCAACAGAATCAACGGGTGGCGGCAAACAAGCAATAAGCCTACCGCCGAAGGAGCGGTAGGCTTATTGGTGAGAAAGGGGAACTTAGCAGATAGAGAAGCCACCACAGTCCTGCAGGAATTCTGCAAACTCTTTGATGTTCTCCTCATTGAGCGGATAATGGCTTTCCCATGGTTCGGTCTTTCCGAAACCGCGACAGCCGTTACACGTTCCCTTCGTTCTACCTACTAAGAGTGCTATGTCCTCATCTAGGACTTTTTCAGGCATACCTGCCTCTACGCCAACCTTATCGGTTCTTATGCCAACGCCTTCGCATTGACGACAGGTATCCCACTCTAACTCCGCGATACGCTTATCGCGCTCTTTGATGTATGTGAGTGCGCTACCGTCGGCTAGAGATTCAAGAAGCAAATCTGCGAGCGCCAAGCACTCCTCATGCGTTTTCAGGCCGTCGCCGTCGTTAGAGTGTCCATTTGGAACTCTATAGTGGAGAGTGCTATCTACCTCACAGCAGTACTCCCACAGAGGTCGCCACCACCACACGTTATTGCGGAAATACTCACCGCGCTCGCTCTTAGGGTTATTACCCATTACGTCCATACCCATGATTATCTTATCCTTTCCACTAAAACGTTATTCCAACCGCGTTGTTTTTCCTCTAACTGTTGGTCTACTTGTAATACATCTAGTAAGGCTTCCTTAGCCTTGCTAGTGAGTATCTCGTCTGATACTCCTATCGTTGCGTAGTTGAAGTATTCGTGCTCTTCCATATAGGTCACGAACTCGACACTAAAGGGAAACGCCTTGAAGGTCTTGCCGTTGATAACCTTAGTCGTCATTAGATTCACCTAAGACTTTCTCGATTACCGTCTTGAACTTTTCCACGTCCATATCCTCATCAAGCATGTCTAGTGGATTGAACTTGCCGAACATTTGTGCGTGTGCGTTAGGACGAAAGACTAGGCTTATGTCCTCGGGAATATCTATCTCGAAGTTTTCTGATATTTTTCCAGTTACGCCTAATAAGGCTAGTAGCGGATTGAAAGCCCCAACTCCCCAACAAGTATGGATAGCGGTAGATAGTGCGTACATGTCGTCCTCGCTAGGCTTATCGTTAGTGTTGATAGATTCCATAGCGGTATTGGCGAGCACATTGACGAGCCTCGCAGAGAACTCCTCGTCCTCTTTGAACACTTGGCACATGATAGCCGAGCGAAGTCGGCCGTCTGATAGTCCTGTCGTTCCATTAGGAAGTCGGAACTCTTCACCGCTTTCTGCCTCACTCATAGTTGGAGTAAGATGAACTGCGGTCATAATCTCTGAGAAGCGGTATTTCCGTTCCTCGGTTGTCATTTTAGACATATTCTCCCCTTTCTTGAGAGTGCTCTCACTCTACTACGGCGGTGGCGCGGTAACAAGGATTCTCTATAACAGATATATAACGATTCTCTTATAGTTATCCACAGGACGAGCGATAAGGTTTGTGTTGGGCTTGCTTGGCGCTTGGCAGGCAGGCCTGCCAAGCAATAAAGCTACTAATAGCCAAGCAAGCCCAACACAAACAAAATAGCCCTAGCGCTTGCGCACTAGGGCTTTTTGTAGACTAGCGGGAGAAAGTAGTCGAAACGACCGCTAGTCTTATTAGTCGGGGGACTAATCCTGTTCCGATACCTCTACTTCGAGGTTGTCGGTGATGAAATCGTCAAGGTCACCGTAGATGTCACCCTTGAAGTAACCAGCCTCGCCTTGGGATTCCACGTCGAAACTGATACGTACGTTGCTGATATTGAAATCGTCCCATACGGACTGCTTTGCTGACTCCTCGTCGTCCGCTTCAATATCGTTGATTGTAAACAATTCGTCGCCCATGAAGTTGACGGTTGCTGTGTACTTGACACTAAGGTTGTCAATGGTGCTCCAATCGAGTTGTGAAGCAAGGTTATTGTAGAGTCCGACCGCATAGTCTTCCTCCATGTTACCTTCACGTACTTCTGACTTGAAGGTTGTTTCTACCACATTTGATATGCGGTTAGATGTGTATTTGTTCGCTAAGTCGGTGGCGATAGTCTTAGCCTCTGCCACCTTCTCTTGAACGTCGCTGTCGGTGTAGATGTTCACACCGTCGGGCGTTGTAATCACTTGGGTATGTCCCCCTTTGTCTCTTGTAAGAGGCTTTCTCTTACATAGGCTAATCTAATATAAGACTGCAGTAATCTCTACTTACATTGGTAAATATTTGATAACAATTCCAGGGAAGTTATCCACAGGCGGCAGAGTTTGTGTTGGGCTGGCTGGCTATCTACTAAAGCATTAGTAGATAGAGATAAGTAATAGCCAGCCAGCCAGCCCAACACAAACAAAAACCCCCGTGCTTGGCACGGGGGCATTTGCTAGGCTTATTACAGCCATTGACTTACAGATTTATACACAGATGCTGGAACGCTCTGCTCGTTGGTCATACCCAACAACTTGATAGTCCTACCAAGTTCTTCGTAATCACTATCGTGATACATACCTGCTGGTCGGTCAGGTCGGTCAGGTGAAGCAGGAATAACAGCCTTATCAACAACGAACTCAATTTCTAGTGTGTTGTTCCAATGACGGAAACAGGTGTTCTTTACTTCCAACTTACCTTGCTTGGCTAACGCAACTACCTTCTCGGCAAACTTTGCGTTATCCTTCTCATACTTGTCCTCTGCCTTCTTGTATTCGGCACGGAACTTGTCTTGCTCAGCAAGACGACTCTTGAGTGCGTCCATTAGGACTACTCTATCTACCTTTATGGTGGTTGCCATAAAAGCCCCTTTCTCTTGTATCGGTATCTCCGATAGGACTATCTAATCATTTCTTGTTATCTATCTCAAGCGTAGTAGGTATCTTTTGTATAACGATTTCTTTGGAGTTATCCACAGGCAGATGTTTGTGTTGGGGCTTTATATATGGGCAGGAAAGACAACTACCCTGCCCATAAGCGCATATAAAGCCCCAACACAAACAAGAGAGCCCCCCGCTGGGTGCGGGGGGCTCGGGGGCGTTACGCGTTACGCGTTAGCGAATTCGCGGACCGCGGATAGAATGCGTGCCTTTTCGGCATTGACCATGGCGTCAAATCCGCTAGCAGCAGCCTTGATTGCCTCGCCATTGGCGGTGCGTGAAGGGCGGAAATAATCTAGGCGCTCAGTTAGCGCATTAAGCGCACCCCATGCAGTCCCGCGGATTCCGTCCTGAGTAGGCGCCTTGAAATATAGGTCATTCAAGACGTCGATTTTTTGCGCATGCTTAGTGACAGTGCCTTTTGGCGCATTATCATCAAGCGGATATATAGCGGTGAGCAACTTACCCCATTGCACATTGTCAACTGGTGTTTCGAATAAGGCTTGCGCCATAGTTTCGAATTCATCCATGTGATTGAATGTTAGGCCTAGCACACGGCGGGCCTCAGCGACGCGTCCCTCAACTTTTAAAGTGTGACGCACTTTAAAAGATTGCTTAGTGGACTTTAGCGCCATGTTCAGCGTGTTTTGGCATACGACGCGCACGGGCGTGATTGACGCCTGCACACTGGCGCTACCGTCATGTGAAGAGTGCACCAATAAATAAGTGACGGTCTTATCAGCGACGCCTTGCGGGTCTAGAATAAATTCG